CTAAACCACCAGCGCCACCCCGCCGCCCCGCCGCAGCTCCGGCCCTGGCACCAGCCCCAGGAACCCGCACATCCGCCGGCGCCACCCGTCGAACAGCAGCTCCCGCTCCCCCAGCTCCCCGGCGTTCCGCACCCATCCGGCGGCGCTGGCCGTATCCAGCCCCTCCGCTACCGCAGGGATCGCCGCCTCCATCGCCGCAAGCGTCTGCAAATAGCCTCGCAGCACCCCCGCCTCCGACTCCGACAGCGCCGCCAGCCGAGCATCCGCCGCAGCCGAAGCCTGGTAGAACCACGCGCTCGACGTCACCCCCCGCATCGCTCCCCGCGCCGCATAGCCCAGGAACCGCCGCGCGTCCGTCAGTTCCGCCTCCGTCAGCACAGCCCCGCTAGCCATGCCGCCCTACCCCACGTGCTCGATGATCGCCGCCCGCTTGAACGCCGCGTTCGTCGCCGTCGGCACCACGCTCGGGTTCGTCAGCGTGTCGGACGGCGCGCAGAACCCGCCGATCCAGTACCAGCTCTGGGCGATGATCTGCTGCAGCCGGTCAATCGGCTCCCGCGTCACCATCGCGATCCCGTCCACCATGCTCACGATGCTGTCCGGCGGCGCCACGTCCGGCGCTGCCATCCCGGCGAAGTCGCCCTCGATGAGCGCCCCCTGCCCCACCACGATCGGCCGCCGCACCACCACCCCCGCAAGCGTCGGATGCGGCTGCACGAACGCCTCCGTCGTCGGCACGAAGCGCAGCCCCAGGAAGTCGTTCACCATGCCCCGGCGGAACACCTGGTTGGCGCTCGTCGCTCCCGTGAACAGCCGCTGGAAGTCCTGGTCGGCGAACAACTGCCGCGCGCTCACCGGATCAAGGTAGCAATTATAGGCCCCGTCAATCTCCGGCACCGCGTTCATCCGCAGCTTCGCAACGGCATCCAGCAGCGGCCCCATCGCCAGCGTGTCCCCCGCCTGCAGGGCCGCCGTCGTCGCCCGCCCGCCGGGCCGCAGCACGACCGAGGCGTTGGCCGCCTGCACCGGGCTTCCCAGCGCCCCGTCCCCCACGCTGACGTTGCCTGACAGCGTGAGCGTCCCCGACACCCCACCCGGCGCCGTGCTGGCGTTGGTCCCGTCCATCGTCGTGCCCACGATGACGTAGACCCCGGCGCCGATCGTCGCCGTCAGCGTCGTGGTCGCCCCCACCGGCGACTGCACCCCGTTCACGAACGCCGCCGTGAACCCCCGCAGGTCGTCCACCGCCACCACCGGCCCTGCAGACCCCAGCGCCACCCGCACCCGCGTGTTGCCGCCGAAATACGGCGCGAACAGCGCGTTGCGCGCCAGCTCGTCCAAGGACCGCGAAGCCTGCTCCCCGTTGATCGCCGCGTTCTGCAGGAATTGCGACCCGATCCCGACCCGCGACGTCACCACGTTCAGGTCCGTCGTCGCGGCATAGTGGTTGAGCGTGATGGTATACTGCTCCACCCCCCACCCCGTCGGCATCAGCCCGTTGTCCAGGTTGGCGTTCATCTGCGGCGGCATCGGAATGGTCACGGAAGGCTTCAGCCCCGCCCGCGTCTTGGTCAGCGTCTCGCCGATCCCCACCGCGAAGTCCTGCCGGTCCGCGCAGGCCCGGTAGCCCAGCCGCGACTGCATCGCCTGCTGGAACTCGCGCTCCAGGAAGCCCTGCTGCAGGATCGGCTGCAAGATCGCCGGGAAGTTCTGGATGCCCATGGGGGATGCTCCGTTCAGGTGAAACGCCAAAACCCCGGCGCAGCAGGTGCCAGGAAACGCCAAGAAACAAAAACCAACAAAAACCAACAAAAAACCCGGCACAGCGGGCGCTGGCCGGGAAAGGATCGCGGTCGGAAGAGCCTGCTGCGTCAGCGGCGCCACCATGGAAAAGAGGTATCGGTTTCCTGGGGTGCATGGTCAAGGATTATTTTCCTGACCACCATATTTTCTGACAGGCCCCATCTGCATCAGCCGCCCGGCAGATCAACGGCCATCCGCTCCGGCAACTCCTCTCCCGTCATTGCGAGCCGCCCTTGCGGCGTGGCAATCCGGGGCAGCGAAGAGCGTCCTTGCCGCCCTTGGACAACCGCACCGCAAGCGGCACGCAAGAACAGCCGTCAGGTCAGCAGCCAGGGCAAACGCGGAACCGCCACCGCCGGCGTCACCCCGCCCCACCCACCCGCAGCCGGTCCGCCACTGCCGCGCCAACAGCCGCCGCCATCCCGGGCGCTGCCGCAGCCGCAGCCGGCGCCAGGAACGGCCGCGGCGGCAGGTGGACCGTCCCCAGCTCCTGCGGCGCCGCCGCAGGATCGCTGCTGCCCACCGCCGCCTGCAGCCCCTCCGCGCTGTGCCCTATGCTGGCCTGCAGGGCGCCGGTCTGCGCCCAGGGCCGGGCATGGTCGCCCCCGGGCAGCGTGCCCAAGGCCGCCTGCACCGCCTCCGCCAGCGTCCCGGCCTGCGCGTCCAGCACCGCCGCCATCGTCCCCGGCGGATCGGCGGCGCGCAGGGCGGCGATGGCCTCCGCCAGCCCCAGGATGCGTATCATCGCCCTACCCGCCCCGCCGCAGCAGTTCGGCCCGCGCCGCCCGCCACTCCTCCACGCCCATGTCCATCGCCGAGCGCGGCGCAGCCGGAGCCGCCGCAGGAGGCGCCGCCGCCCCGCTGCTGCTGCTCCCGCCAGCCCGCCCGAACAGCCACGGCTTGTCCTGCCGCAGCCGCGCCATCAGCGCCGGCCCGCCCTCCAGCGCCCCGGCCTCCGTCAGCCGTATGGCGCCAGGCTCGATCAGCCGCACCCCGTCCAGGTCCACCATCCCCGCCCGCAGCGCCTCCGTCCGCAGCTCCGCCTGCACCAGCCGCGCCCGCAGCCCCGCGTTCTCCGCCGCCAGGTCAGGACCGGCGCTTCCGCCATCAGCCCCACCAGCAGCCCCACCAGCAGCCCCGCCAGCAACCACCGTCGGATCGTCCGTCATGCGTCCTCCTCCTCGTCCAGGTCAGTCCCAGTCCAGTCCGCCGCCAGCAGCCGCCGCGCCGCCTTGCGGCCCAGCAGCCCTCCTTGCACCAGCGACAGCACGGTGGCCGCGTCCCGCGCCCGGTCCTCGCTGGTTGCGGGATACCAAGGCGGCCACACCAGCCGCAGCGCCGCCGCCGGGTCCAGCGCACCCAGCAGCCGGCCTCCGGCCCGCAGCGGATAAACCTCCCCGGCCCGCAGGATCAGCCGCAGCATCTGCAGCATCCCGCCCTCGCCGTATGAAACCCGCAGGTTGTCCGCCAGCCAAACCAGCCCCTGGTTCATCAGCTCCAGCGCCCGGCCCGACTGCGCCGCGCCCAGCCGGCTGGGATCGGCCCGGGTGCCATGCACCCCCTCCAGCGCCAGGTCCCGCAGCACCCGCACATAGTCCAGCACCGCTCCCGCAGCCGTCCCGCCGATCTCCAGCAGCCGGGCGTCGCCCTTCTCGCTCACGATCAGCGCGTTGCCCGCGCCCCGCACCAGCTCCCCTTCCAGCCCCGCAGGCTCCTTGATCAGCAGCGTCGGGTCGCTGGAATACTTCAGCCCCCGCCCAGCCTGGCTGAGCTGGTAGTCAATCTCGATCCCCGTCTCGACCGCGCTGCGAAAGGTGCAGGCCCCATCCGGCGCCGCCCCGCCCGGCAGGTTGCGTATCCACACCAGCGGCACGAATCCCAGCCCGTGCCGCACGCTGCGCCCCGCATCCACGGCAGGCGCCCCCGCAGACCCCACCGCCTGCGGCACGAACCAGGTCTCCTCGACGGCATCCCACCGCCGCTGGAACCAATAGGCCGCCCCAGGCTCCACCACCTCGTATCCAGCCGCCTGAAGCTCCCGCCCCGGCACCTTGTAACGCTCCGTGACGCTCGCCAGCACGTCCGGCGCATCCGCCTGCCAAGCGGGCGTCAGCCAGGTCGTGTCCAGCACGTCCACGAACACCCGCCCCTGCAGCACCCGCAGCAGCAGGCAGCACGACCCCACGCTCCCGCGTATCGCCGCCTCCGTCATCACCTGGTTCAGCCGGCAATCCCGGGCCACGGCCTCCAGCGCGTCTCGGATCGCTCCGTCCGGGCTGGCGATCTCCGGAAAATGCCCCTCGCTGAATAGCAGCGCCACGCTGTCCTCCACCACGATCCGCGCCAGCGGATATCGCACCGAGGGCCGCCGCCGCCGCAACGGGATATACTCGCCCGACGCCGACCGCTCGTCATGGAACTCATACGGCAGCGCCTCGTACAGCGTCCCGTCCAGCACCCGCCGCATCAGCTCCAGCCGCCGGGCGCGCGGGGACGCATCGGCGTCCCATGGAATCTGGTCGCAGATCGTCTGGAACATGCCGGTCCCCCTTGTGGTGCTGGCCGCTGCGATGGTGTGGCGACGGCCGGTTGGACCGCGTCGCCGCGCTTGGCCCACCCCGACCCTATGACTGAGGGATGGACTTTCTGGGGCTGCCAAGCAAGGATTATTTACCTATATTTGTCGCCCGGCTCACCCTGGCACTCATCGGCCTCGACCATCATGCAGCCGTTTCCCGTCGAAGCCGTCATTGCGAGGAGCGAAGCGGCGCGGCAATCCAAAAGCAGCATGGACGGGTTCTGCCGCCCCTGGGGTGCCAAGCTGCAAGGGCAACCCGCGACGACAGGTGGAAAGGGATCAGAGCAAATGGCCGCCGTCAGGACCGTCCAGCCAGGCCCGGCTCACCCCCGGCTCACCCCCGGCTCATCACCATGGACTGCCAACACCTCCATCTCCCCAACCGCCAACCCCAACCCCCGCGCCATCGGCCCCGGCAGCCGCCGCCCGAACACCTCCGCCAGCGCCCGGTAATACCAAACCGTCCCGCCAGGCGGCGCATTGAACCGCGCCAGCATCCCCGGCCCATGCGTCCGCAAATCCATGGCGATGGCCCGCGCGTTGTGCAGCTTGTCCGCGCAGCTCATCAGCAGCGTGCCCCCGTCCGCATGTTCCAAGTGCGCCAGGTACGCCTCCTTCCGCGCCCGCCACGGCGGCTTCGGCAGCACGTCGGTGTCGCTGCACGCCCGCACCACGTCAGCGACCGCCGGGCCGAACCGTGCCTCGACAGCCGCCCCATGCCCGGCGCCGCAATCCTCGATCACGTCGTGCAGTACGGCGGCGCAGGCCAGGTCCTCGTCCCCGCCAGCCTCCAGCACCAGCGCGCACACCGCCAGCAAGTGGCTGGCATAGGGCACCGCCGTCCCCTTGCGCACCTGCCCGGCATGGGCCGCGCAGGCATACGCGATGGCCGCTTGCAGGCGGGGCAACCCGGGATCAGCCGCAGTCCTCGACTCACGATTCCGCGGCTCACGATCAGGCATAGGGCCTCCCGGATAGGGCGATAGCAGGTTTGTTATTGGACCATGCCCGGCCGGCACCATACCGAAACTCAAAACAACCGGAAAACGTCCATGCCCAGCCCCGAAGAGGCCACCGTCCGCGTCCAAGTCCAGGGCACGACCGTCATGGCCGTCTACGAGGTTCACGGAGACGCCGTCATGCTGGCCAGCGCCGACTTCGGCGACGCCCAGGCCCCCCTGGACGGCGCCCCGCCCGATCAGGTCGCCACAGCCCTGTTGCGGAACCTGGCGGAAACCGCGATGGCCCGGAACGAAGAACAGTACATGCGCGACGACGGATCACCTCACCCCAAGGCATAGACGCCGCCCAACCTACCTCCGCGCCCAATCCACCCGCGCCACCCGAGCCGGCCCGGCACCGCCCTGCAGCATCCCGAACGCCCGGCTCAGCGCGTCCACCTGGTCGTCGCACCGGCCCCGCCGGAAACGCCGCCAGCTCCTCCAGGAACGCCCGGTTCCACCCTCCGCGCAGCAGCGTCAGGTTGCCCGCGTTCGCTTGCGACGCCACCGGCATCGCCCGCACCATCTTCGCCCCCGTCTCCGGCCCGCTGACCACACGCCAGCCCGCCAGGCGCCCCGCCAGGTAGCCCACCTGCGCCCGCCCAGCCTGCCCCGGGTCCTGCGGCAGCCCGATTGGCACGCCCAGCCCGTCCGCTTCCGCCGTGCGCCGGATCGCTGCCACCACCGCCTCCGGCCCGCCCTGCAGCCGCACCACGTCCGAGACTTGCCAGGCGCCTTCCCCGGCCACCAGCCGCACCCCAACCGTCCAGTCCCCGCCGCCCTCCGTTGCCGCCAGGTCCCAAGCCCGCACCGCTGGCCCGGCCAACGTCTGGTCCGACACCGCTACCCGCCCCACCTGGAACAGCCCGCTCCCCGCCCGCACCGGCGCCTGCTGATACAGCGCCGAGAACGCCCGGTCCCCCAGCGCCAGCCGCCTGCGCTCCAGCGCCGCCACGCCTTCCCATTCCGGCCACAACGCCTCGCCGGGCTGCCGCCCCATCGGATCGCCAGGCTCCGCCAGCGCCGGCAGCCGCAGCACCCGCCAGCTTTCCCCCCATTGTCCACCCGCCTCCAGCAGCCGCCCCCCTAGGTCGTCCGGGTGCCACCGCGTCATCACCAGCACGATCCGCCCGCCCGGCCGCAGCCGCGTCACCAGGTCCGAGCGATACCAGTCCCAAGTCGCGTCCCGCACCCGCGCGCTGTCCGCCTCCGCCTGCCCCTTCACCGGATCGTCAATCAGCAGCAGGTCCGCCCGCCGCCCCGTCACCGGCCCGCGCACCCCGGTCGCGAAATACGACCCTCCCCGGCTGGTCCCGAACCGCCCCGCCGCCCGGCTGGCCGGGTCCAGGCGGTATCCCAGCCGCGCCCCGTGCTCCGTCACCAGCCCGCGCACCCCGCGCCCGAACCCCTCCGCAAGCCCGGCCGTGTGGCTGACCGCGATCACCTGCGCCCGGGGGTGCCGCGACAGGAACCAGGGCGGGAACAGCAGGCTGGCATACGTGCTCTTCGCCGACCCCGGCGGCATCAGCACCATCAGCCGGTCCACCGAACCGGCCGACACCGCCTCCAGCGCCTCCATCAGCAGCAGGTGGTGCCGCGCCGGCACCAGCCCCTGCGGCGCCAGCGCCAGCCGCGCCCACTCGCCCAGGCTCGTCCGCACCCCGCGCCGCAGCCGCAGCTCCGCGTCGCGTGCCTCAAGGTCAAGCGGCTGCGTCCAGTTCGTCATCGGATACCTCGGACAGGTCAAAGGGTGCGCGCGACGCCTGCGCCCGGGGATGCACGAACGGCGCGGCCAGCTTGGCCAGCGCCACCGCCGCCGCCTCCTCCTTCGCATCCCAATGGCGCCGCATCAGGGTCAGAATGATGTCGAGCGGGCTGATCAAAGACGCTGCCAT